GTATAATAGCAAACAGACCTTCTCTTCCATATTTGGAAAAATCTTGCTGTGCTGCTCTCATCATTTCTGCAGTTTTTTTATTATAATCGCCAGCCTTGGCATTTCCATCTTTAACCATATCTGCCATTTCATCTACGACTTTGGCAGCATTGCCTGCTGTGGCTATAAACATTGCGCCTGCCTTATCAGGTGCTATGCCCATTAGTTTACTTTGAAAAGCGTCAACTGCTCCTTTACCGCCGGTAGCCATCGCAGTGGCCATACCTTTTTGGGCCTTAAGTTGTTCTTCCTTACTCAATGTCTGCATATAAGCCTGAAACGCAGCATTCTTCTGTGCTTCGGCTAATTCTTGCTGTTGTTTTTCTCTGCTTTGTCCAGTCAGTCTAGCCAATCCATCAAGGTGTCCTAGATATTCCCCAGCTGATTCTGTTAGTTGTTTAGTTACTGCGACATTTTTAAGATCAGCACTAGTTACACCACCTATCATACCTATATAATTTAATAGGCCTTGATTAACATCTGCTGCTGTATAGCCCATGGCCATTAATTCTCGACCAGTATTACCTGTTAAAAGTTGTTTACTCAACTGTGTAAATGCACGAGTTCCAGCATCAACTCCACCGCCCATCATTGCCAATGTTTCAGCATTGGCCTTGACCATGGCTCCAAATTCCTGTAGAGTCATCATGGTTCCTGCTGCTGCCTGCCTCATACCTGTTAGGCTTCCAGCAAAATTTGCACCAACTGAACTTATCTCCTGATAAGTTTTCATGTTAGCTTCTTGGAATTCAGCTATCCTTTGTAAACCGCTGGCTACGAGGCCTAAAGGTCCTGGAAGATTACTAAGAGCACTGAAAATTCCACTAGTCTGAAGCGTGCCAGCGGTAGCCTGTTGTAGAACATTATCAAATGCTTTTAAAAGCATTCCGCTGTTTGATATCGAAGATCCTAGTCCCTGAAATGCCTGTCCTACAGCTTTTCCAGCTTGTCCTGTGTTTGTTAATCCTTGACTAGCAGCTTGAATTGTTTGTGGATTAATGCCGGTATTTGCTGCCATTTGTTGCACAGCACCGACATTTCCTTTAAGTGCTAAAGTAGCTTGAAGTAACTGCCGTAGGGTAGCTTCAGTAGCTGCATTGTTTAAAACTACTGGTTCAGTTCCAATCGTACCGGTTACGTCAGCCATTATATCTTGGGGTTATATTAGTAGATAAATACATAGTCGCACAAACATCTTTTATTTATCGGAGATTTAAAATGGTTCAAAACACTAATCCGTTAGTGTCTTTTATGAGGCAACCTAAGGTCTATATTTCCTTACCTAGTCAAGGTCAATACTATCCAAAAGGTAGCTTAGAAATGCCAGAAAATAATCAATTAGCTGTATACAGTATGACTGCTAAGGACGAGCTAATGCTGAACGTTCCTGATGCACTAATGAATGGACAGGCCGTAGTAGATGTTATTCAGCATTGTATACCTAGCATAAAAAATGCTTGGGAAATTCCTAGTATAGACCTAGATCTTATCTTGCTGTCTATTAGATTAGCCACATACGGTGAAATGATGAAAACCAATGTAACTCTTAAAGATGGCTCTGAGTATGAATATCAAGTTGATCTAAGGATAGTTATGGATTCTTTATTTGCATCAATTTCCTGGGAGCCTGCAATTCCAATCAATCCGGATATGACAATTTTTGTGCGTCCGGTAAATTATAAACAAATGACAAAAACTGCCATTCAAACTTTTGAAACACAAAAAATAATGCAGGCAGTTAACAACGAACAGCTGAGTGAAGATCAAAAAAATACAATTTTTAAAGAAAGTTTTCAAAAGTTAACAGAAGTAACTATTGATGTTATTGCTAAAAGTATTTTTAGAATTGAAACCAGCAATGGCACTGTTGATGATTCTGAATTTATAAAAGAATTTATAGAAAATTCAGATAAAGAAATTTTTAATCGTGTTCAAAAACATTTAGAAGATTTGAAAAATCAAAATTCTATTAAACCTATGATTGTTGAAGTAACAGATGAAATGCGAGCCAATGGTGTAACAGGAGACACCATAGAAATTCCTTTAGTTTTTGATCCTGCAAATTTTTTCGCATCAGGCTTTTGAATCTAAGTAATGAGGAAATAGAAAAGCTAGTCGCTGACTATGACCGAGATACAAAAGCCGTAAAGAAAGATTTATTAAAACTTTGTTGGTTTATGCGAGGTGGCTTAACATATGATCAAGCTCATCTTTTAACCCCTGAAGAAAGAGAATTTATTGGAAAAATTATAGAGGAAAATCTCGAAACCACTAAGGAATCAGGACTTCCTTTCTTTTAAATTACTTGCTTTAAGAATCTACTATTAAATTCTACAACTACTTTTTTCTTCTTACCAGGGGCAGGTTTCTTAGCAGGCTGCTTAGGTGCTGGCTTTTTAGGTTGTTTGCTTTCTTTAACTGTTTCTCTTATACCCATTTGCTGAGCTTTTTGAATTGCTAGTTTATCTGCTGCTGTTTGTTGAAAACCTGGTTTTGCCGCAGCAGCGTCTTTGGCTGCTTTGATTGCAGCATCCTGTTTGGCTTTTTCAGCATTTGCTGCCTGCGTTGCTGCCATTTGTTGCTGTGCTGTAGCTTTATCTGCCTGTGCTGCCTGCGCTTGTTGAGCACTTTGTTTTTTTACCTGTCCGATATCTACACTTGTTCCTGTTGGAGCAGCCGGTTGTTGAGTCGCTGGTTGAGCAGCAGTTGGTGTAGCTGTAGAAGGAGCATTAGGTGTTTGTGGTTTGTTGGCCGCTGGGGTTGTAGTAGGTGAATTAGGTTGCTGAATCTCTGGTTTTTGTAATTCAGCAGCAATATCTTGCTTTTGATCTGCATTTAATTTGGCAATAGTTGCTTTTAAATCTGCTAATTCATCAGGTGTTGCCTGGGGTTCTGGTGCCGTTTGTGTTCCGGATTGTGCAGGAGGTTGTGTTGGTTGTGTCGGGCTTGTTGATTGAACTCCTGAAGAGCTAGGTTGACTTGAAGTTCCAACAGGTTGAACAGCAGATGTTCCTGGTTGAGTGTCGGGTGCCAGTGCCTGTTGGGCTCCTTGATAGCCTTGTTTCATACCTGACCAAACATTTTTAGCCCCTTGAACAACTCCGCCAGCAGCACCACCTATAACTTTTCCAAGTCCTGTGCCCATTCCTTTTAGGTTAAGCTCATCAAGTTGGTCTTCAGTTATTAATTCATTAATTCTCATATTAATTTCCTAGCAAGGCTAAAATTTCTTTTTGTTGGGCAGGAGTAAGTTTTCGTATTCTTGCCACTATTTCTTGCGTATTTATTGTTTGAGTAACTGTTTTATTCGCTGTATTTCCAACAGAACTTTGAACACCTATATCTTGAAATGCTTGATCTATAATGCTAGATTCAACGCCCGCACTTTGTAAAATTTTTCTAATTTCTTCACTGTCTGTAGGAGAGCCAGCCTGTGTCCATGCTTTTTCTAATTTGGCAGCATCTATCTTATTACCAGTGATGCCAAATAGTTCTGTAATTTGTCTACGTGATAATGATTCAGTGGTAGGTCTACCACTTGTTGCTGCACTGGCAGCGCCACCTGCCGCTGCACTAGCCACCTGAGCTAGAGTTGTCAGTGTGTCTTTGGCAGTTTGATAATGTTGAGCTGCCTTTTTTATAACTTCTGCAGAAGCTTCTAGACCTTGAACATATTCTGGCGTGCGCATCTTGGCTACGAGGTTATAAAAACCGTTCATATCACCAGCATCTACTAATTTGTTAAGCATACGAACATCTTCTGCCTTGCCTGTGACAAAGGTCCATTGACCATTAAGATCAAATGTGCCTTTCATTAGATTGTTAGCACCCTTGGCTTGAAGATATTCTGCTCTAAAACTATCTGCTATGGATCCGGCAATTTTTGTAGCAGCCGCAGCAGTAAGTCCAGCAACGGCTCCTGTAGTAGCGCCTCTACCAATAGCAGTGCTAGCTCGTTGTCCTTGTAATAAACGGTCAGCAATATTGATAATACCTGTTGCTATGCCTGCACCTGTGCCCACTGCTAATGCTCCAGCACCTACCCCTCCTGCAAACGCCACACCTAGTGCAGCAGCCACACTGCCTGCGATTGCCAATAAAAATTTATGTAATTTAGGGTTGTTCTTTGCGAAATCCCCATACTTGGCTAAACTGGCAGCTACCTTAGGATTCTTAGCTGCTATGCTTGATTTAAGTTGTTCATATTTTTGATCAAATGCTTGGACAGGAGTGCTATTTTGTAGCATACCACCGAATTTATCAAACCATATGTTGTTAATTTTTCCGGCAGCATCCTTGGCCTTGCCTATGAGACTTCTCCCTCCGCCCTTCTCAATCGATTTGAATAATTGATTTATTTGATCGGGTTGTAGAGCAACTTCACATAGAACAGGATGTATTTCTTTTTGCCATTTACGGAAATAGGGATCGTTACTACCTATACTTTCAAATATAGTTTCTTGACCCAGGGCTTGATATAATTTCATGATTTATTGACAGTATCCGGTATTTAGTAACGAACTACGTTCGTTTGCTTCTTCGTCTACGAGACTCGAAGCATTTTTGTCTTTTAGTATCATCTAGATTAAGTGGTCACACTTCGCCCAGGGCGGGCGAAGTTATGCATCATCTGAGTAGCATAGTCACACAGCGTTAGGGTGTTTAGCAGAGGCGGTTGTCCGGTACCTCCATCCCCGTCTTCATACAACGGCGGCTTTACAAATATACGCTATCACATTTGTAAAACGTGCTCTATTAAGAGCGTCTTTTTGCCTTGGGTTTAACCTATTCAAACAACCAAATCACGGCGATTAGTGATCTTCATCCGGGTAGGGTAGTGGTTGAGTTCTCACTGCGGCGGTGAGTATTCCGTCCCTGCGACACGAAGTCCAGGTCTAGGGCGCATGAAATTAGCCTGCGCTAGCCTTTAACCGAGTAATTTGCCTTTAATATGGGAGCCATGGACACGAACAGATATCTGTCCGTTGTAATATTCGTCTGATTCTAATACTTTTCTTGTGAATTGTTCTCGTGCCTCGATGTATGAACATTCTGCCTTTGATTTACAATAATATAATATTTCTCTATGAAATTTGTCTGTGCCTAATTGTGCTACATCTTTTGAGAGTTGATCGTTTGAGCCGTAATATGTCTGCCAGTCTGAGTCTATTTTTGATTTGATTCGTTTCTTTTTCTTTGTGCCGTTTTTTAATTTTATTGTTTTATAAGTTGTTTTTGAAAATTTGCCTAATTTTTTGCCTATGTATTTTTTATTTGTGATTGTGTTGGTTATGAGATACACAAATCCAACACAATCCTCGGGTAGTTCAGTAACTATCGTATCTTGATAATACCAAGACATCGATCATTTAGCAGCCTTTGCTTCCTTACGTGCCGCTTTTTCCGCAGTGATTTCATTACGTCTTGCTTTAATAGCCTTTGACATCTCTGCTAGAGCTTTTCTAGCCCGCGTACCTGCCGCAGCATTTCCGCTGGTAAATTTTCCATCTTCTTTGAGATATTCTTCAAATAGTTGTTTCAGGTGGTTTGTAGTTTCCATAATCTTTTTTCTTTGACCTCTTTAATTTTTTCTTTCCGTCTTTTGAATAATAATACTTTTCTTGTATTTTTATTCTCCAATTTTTTACGTGTTCTCTCCGTACTGACAATATGAGCTTTTTCATTTCCATAGAGATTTCTCTCATTTCTGTAAGATTATCACGAATGCTATCAGCACTCTTTTTTAACTTACGCTTGAAGAAATCTACATGATAATTATGCAAATCTACACTGAGCTCTACATATCTTGAGTATAGTTCTTTATACCTATCTTCTAATTCAGTTGACATATTCTAAACTATTTGAGTAGCTGGTGAATCCATTTTCTTTTATGACTCGTAGAACATTATTCACACGACCTTGCAATTCATCCTTGTGGCTGATTAGGTAGATATTTTTGTTTCGTTCTCTTCCCATCTTCTTTAAAACTGCTAATGCACTTTCTACACCCGCCGAGTCCATACCTGAATCAACTAATTCATCGATGAATAATAAGTTTATAGACTGATAAAGTCCTTCCCAAACATCTCTAAAAGCAAAGCTCATTGACAATATCAGTCTGTTTCTTTCTCCTCTACTTAGATTATCAAAATCTAAGTCTTGCCCAAGTTGCGTGATTTCAACCGATAGATCATTTTGAAAGATTACTCTGTGAGGTAACCCTAGTTTGTCAATATAATAGCCTAGACGTTTATTAAGATATGAAAGGTTTTGGTCAATAATACGTTTTCGTATGAAACTATCTTTATTTGTTAACAATTTCAAAAGAAACTCTTGATGGTCTTTTACCCTTGTTAATTCGTTTATTGATGTCCAATCAATTTCTTGAATAGCAGAATTTTTTAATTCATTAATCTGTTCTTCATAAGGATTGGTCTCTTCTGATTTTTGAATCAATGCCTTTTCTAAATTGTCTAAATTGTTTTTATGGCCTAATGCTTCAGCTTCTGTTTCATAAAATGTTATAGGTTTTTTATCTAACCGACCAATCTTTTCAATATCGTTTACTACAAGACCATAGTCATGAACAACTTTTAAAGCATAGCTTTCGGCTTCGTTTTTATGTTTAAGAGCATCCTCTAGCATTTCTTCATGTTGATGATCGTGAAGCTCATGTCCGCAGGCATGGCATTTATGATCTCGCAACTTTTCTACTTCTGCTGTGTATTTTTTAACAGTTTTTTCTGCCTGCGCAACAGCAGTTTCTAAAGTTGCCTTTTGTTTTCTTAAGCCAGTTAATTTTTTATCATTGTCTAACCATGTCTTTAAGGTTGTGTGGGCCTGTATCTCTGCTTCAATGTCAACTGCTTCAAGGTTAACAATAGCACGACCTAGACCTTCTAATTCTTGATCATGCTTTGTAGTCCATGCCGAACTTTTAATTTTTAAACTATCAATACTTTTTTGCACATTTTCGTTAGCTGATTTTATACCTTCAATTCTATAGGTTTCTTTAGCTATTAGATCTTTACTTTCTTTTACTTTGTTTTTTAATTCTTCTGCCTTGGCAGACAGTAGTGTAATACCTAATAATTGCTCTATGACTTCTCTTTGATCACCGGCTCTCATGGCCAAGAACGGTTCTGTATAGGTGTTAAGAGCGACTAGGTGTTTGAACATAGTATGACTCATCTCTAACATCTGTTCAATTGACTTTTGCGTTTCTCTACTATCGCCTTGACTTTCGTCGTCGCCTAGATTTTCTTCTGTTATCTCTTTGTCGTTAACAAATAGTTTCAGAATATTAGGTTTACGACCTCTTTCGATTCTATAGTTAAGATTATTTTTTTCAAACTCTACGGTGACTAACATATGCTTGTTATTGATTTTGTTTATCAAATTTTCTTTTTTAATGTTAGTTAATGCTTGCCCATATAGGCCGTAACTCAAGGCGTTGATTATTGTAGTTTTTCCCGTGCCATTTCTGGAACCTGTGTCATCGCCACCTAGGTCTAGATTAGATCCTAACACTAGAGTTAACTGCTCTTGATCAAAATCAACGGCTTGAGTTTGGTTGCCTACACTCATAAAATTACGAACTGTCAGTGTCTTAATTTTAAAGGTCATTGTAAATGTCCATTAGTAATTTTTTATCAAATGTCCCGTTGTCTAAATTTGTTAATTGTTCTGATACAATTTGATCAATGCTTTCAAATTTTGTATCTGGGGTGTCTTCGTATGAAGCTTCTAGGTTATTCTTGTCTTGAATAAGACTAATTTCTCTAATATCATAAGTCTTAGTAAATTCTTCTTTGATAAAGTTAGCCTCTTCAAAGCTGATATCAATATCTAAATTTACTCTCAGATACATTTTGCTTTTCATGATTTCATCTTTTCTGTCGATTAGGTCACTGAGTTTGATAGTTCTAAATTTTGGAGCATGTTCCCAGTTAATAAACTTAGGCTTGCCTCCCCATTCTAAGATCATCATACCACGATCGTCATCCCAAGCGTCTGAATAATTGTGAGCAAAGGCATTTCCTATATAGGTCACACATCCGTTAGTTTGACGCTTATGAAAATGTCCACTAAACACATATTCAGGACCCTGGAAATCCTCTGCACGAAGCTCACCGTGGTCTGGCATTTGAACCATGGCGTTCATCATAAACTTAGGAAGTTCGAAATGACCAAAAACATATTTGCTCTTGACAGATTTCATAGCCTTCCATTCATCACCGACTAGCCAAGGAACTAAGGTTACATCACCTAGAGTGGTAACAGAGTCTACAACAGTTACGCCAGGAATATGGCGTCCGAACGCACTACTATGGATGTCACGTTTGTCTTTATAAAATAAGTCATGATTACCTGGAAACCAGAAGAACTGTTCAAATGCTGCACCTAGTTTTTCTAATAATCTTAGACTTGTATCTAAAGTGTATAAGTTTAAACTGTTTCTATTATGACTCCAATCTCCAAGGAAGATTGCAGTTTCACAATCTTCCTTGCGAGCATTTTCTATAAACCAATCTACAAATTCTTCGCAATCTTGTAGATGAATTGCGCTATTTGATTTAGCACCAACATGTAAATCTGTAAAACATGCTACCTTTTTAAACAATGCCATAGGATCTCCTCTGTGGCATTATAACAAATTTAAAGTTGTGTGTCAAATAGTTTCCTCTTCATCTTCAGGAGTTTCCTCGCTCTTAGGCATGCGAGAGTTTTTATATATACTGGCCTGTCGTGCAGTTTCTTCCGCATACTCATGAGCGTGTTGTCTAGTAGAGCTAGGTGTTAGTCCGTTCTCTATTAGCATATCGTCTCTAATATTTTGATTTTTCTTTTCAATGTTTAATATTCTAGTAAATGAATTTGTTACTGCTGCGGTATAGTAGGCAAATGGGTTTTCGGATTTGCTCTCGTCAAACTGTAGACCGATTTGACTCAATTGTAGAATAGCTTGTCCTCTCATTTCGTCGATATAAGTATATCCACGCCAATTGCTACGTTGAGCATACCGTTCAGATAATTTAATAAACATACGACCTAATTCTTCAGTAATCCTACCGTGTTCCTTACTAAATTTTCCAGTCTTGATGCCACCTTTCCAATGACTTTTACCTACGCAGACGAGTTCGTCTTCTTCGTTAAATTTCCAATGTTGAAACGGGGGAAAGTTTACCTTTTCATGATTATCCGATACTGTCTTTGAAGTTTTTTTGCGTCCAGGACTAAGAGGAATGTGCTCAAAAGTCATGATTCTAAAAACTAGATCGGTTTTGGGTATTTTTTTATGATCAGGAATTAGATCAGCTAGCTTGACTTTTTTATCCCCTGCTTCTCTTGCCAGCGAGAATTGCTTCAAACCTATGCGTTTTGCTCTATTTTTTTTTGCTTCTAATACTATTTTCTGTGTGATCTTTTTGAGATCTGCGACAATTATGTCATGTTGGCTAAACTCTTTACTGGAAAAACTGCTGAACGAGCATTTACTTTTATGAATTTCTTCCAATAAATCGCGGTTATTAAGATACTTGATCTTTCTTGTTGTTATGGTCATTGTTATTATTCTTCCTTAAACAGGAGTATAGCGTCTTATGAGACAGGGGTCAAGAGGGTAAAAATCAGCACTATATTTATA